CTTTACCCCAGGTTTTTGAGAGCGCACTCGAAAACCAAACCCAGCGTTTCCCCAACATGGACGAAAATGAGGCCCAACGCTCTAGCATTAGAAGGAGTCGGCCCAGTTCAGTGCGTCGCCGTAGGGCGGCCATTGAGCGGGTGACCGAATGGTTGGAGGACTTGGAACCAGCGAGGCAATTGTGGAACCGAACCGTGAATGCGGTATCGTCGATCCTGGCCGACACTCACCAAGGAATCACGGAGGCAGCTGTCTTGGACTCTGCCTACGAACACCCTCGAGATGCTATAGTGACCATAGTACCGGGCAGGCCGGTAGGACATGTTGAAGTCAACCGCAGGATCTATGCGGGTCAACATCCACAGCCAGGAGATACTATGGTAAGTTTGCAGGGCATGGTGGACCACCTAACACCGTATGCCTTATACCGAGAACGGGACTACGATCTGTTGCTCACATTAAGGAACAGAGGTATAAGGTATTGCAAGGAGCAGGGGCTGTCTGATAGTGAGACGGCCAAATACCTGCCAGGCAGTGTTATGGAGGCGTTTATGGTGCGTGTGCCGGAGCTGACGTGCTTGCATTACATGGCAAGCGGCGAGGCCTCGGAACTGATTGATCTGACCCAACAGTTGGGCACACAGGTCGCACGCACACGTAGGACGCTCACAGGGTGGCTACGCCGCGAGCATGGGCTCGCGGATGTGTTCTGGGGGTACTATAGCCGGTGGTTCGGTGCCACGGCGTACCCGCGACGCAGGTAGGACAGGGCGCGAGTGATGGAAGGTCTGTGTCTGGAGGGCTTGACATTAAAGCCTCTGGACCCCAGTTGTGAGATCCTGGTAAGACCGGATAACATTGCTTGCCTGCCCTGCAAGCGTCGGTTGTGGAAGGCGAACGTCCCGAAGCTCGACAACGTCATGGACTGTATAGTCCATGAGAGCTGTACACATAACGAGCTAGCAGGGCTCGTGGGACGTCACCTTATGGAGCTATCGACAATAACACCGGAAGGCACCGGGTTATTGCGCCAAAACCGTACCGCGTTGAGGTGGAGCTTGCGCGGTAGGGCCCCCTTGGCAAAATGGACCGCCGAGGAGGTGATAGCGTGTTATGATGGTGCTAAGAAGAGGACATATAGCAAAGCGTGGGAAGGACTCTTGCGGGTTCCGCTAAGCAAGCGCGACGCAAGACTATCCGCTTTCGTCAAGCCGGAGAAAAGATATATCGGCAAGGCGAGTGCGCCCCGGATGATACAATACCGGGGCCCAAGATATAACCTGGAACTGTTGAGGTATATCAAGCCGATAGAGAAAATGCTATATGCTATCAGGCACCCTCTCTCAGGACTGAAGGTGTTTAGCAAGGGAATGAATAACAGGGCCAAGGCTAAGGCGATAGTGCAGAAGTATGAGCGTTGCGGTGGGCATGTGATCTCGGCCGACTTCAGCGCTTTCGATGCACATGTGGGTCTTAGCATATTGGAGGAGCATAAGTTCTACGAGTCTCTGTTCCCTGGGGACAAGAGATTACAGAAGCTATTGTCGTGGCAAGTGGATAATGTTGGCTGGACGCGCGGCGGAGTCAAGTACTCCATGAAAGGCCGCCGCGCGTCGGGTGACGCCAACACCGCTGCCGGGAATTGTCTTCTTGTTTTACTTATGATGTATTCATTGCCTTATGACTATCTGATCGACGGTGATAATGTGTTGATATTTGCTGACTCTGCGTCTGCAGGCGCTGAGGTACAACAGCATGTTTTGCAGTTTGGGCATGAGCTCAAGGTGGACATGTACCAGAAGCTATCCGAGATTGAATATTGTCAATCGAAGGTAGTGTATGTAGCGGGGGTTGCAACGATGGTGCGCAACCCCTTCAAGGTCCTGTCCACAACATTTGTCAGCCACAAGCATTATCACGAGCCGCGCGGAGGCGCGAGGTATACGGCCACGGTCGCCCAGGCGTTGATGGTAATCAATCGCGGGGTGCCTATCATTCAAGCCTTTGCGGAGACCGAGCGAAAGGCTGTAAGGCTGATGCCAGCGGCTCTGGAGTGGGAGTTGAAGATAGTCGAGGAGATAAGCAAGGCCTGGCAGAAGATCGAGCCGGAGCCTGTCACTATGGACACCAGATTGAGTTTTGAGGAGGCGTATGGCCTGAGTCCGACGGAACAAGTGGCAATAGAGGAGGCACTAACAACAAGCAAACTACCATTTGTGCCTGAGTATTGCCCCCTAATGGTTTCGTCCGCTGGGGGATTGTTCGATTTGTCCGATCCAGCAGTGTGAACAAAGTTCGTGAGATGACCGCAGTGCGGTGGAGCTACCGCTGGACCAGCCTTGTCCATGGGGCATATGGCAGCGATGCGATGAAGTTGGAGGGAAAGTCAGTTTGTGGGAGCAGGGGGATCGTGTGTCGGGTGGTTTAGGTGCCCGTGTCCGCTGGAAGGGCCAGCGGGCCTCCCAGACCCTACCTCCGTTGCTTGGTGGGGGTGCCAGAGTCGGTGTCTTCGTTCGCTTCGGCGACAACAGGCCGCAGCTGTCAAGAGAGTTGACGCTGTCCCAGACCCCTGGTTGGTTGGGCAACTTCTGGTGGCACAAAGTAGCGGTAAAAGTCGGTTGGGCAACCGGCAGCACGATTGACCGTTTATTGACTTTCCTGAATTGCCGTAGTAGTCAGACGGCCATCTCATGTCCAGTCCCCACGGAGCTGTGGGTGCCGACAGCGTTGTTTTGCGGTACCGGTGGGCGATCGCGGCCCAAACAGCGAACCACGAACGCCACGTGTGTTGATCTCAGATCTCAAAGCCGAAAGACGTAAGTCGGGGTGGCCGA